ATGGCGAGCATCCGCGTCCGCACCCGCAAGGACGGCACCGTCTACTACGCGGTCCTGTTCCGGAATGACAAGAAGCAAACCTCCGAGAGCTTCTCCACTGCTAAGACTGCCGAGCGGTTTCGAGACCTGGTCGAGAAGGTTGGCCCCCAGAAGGCGGTGGCGATATTCAACGCCAGGCAAGAGGCCGGCGCGTCGGTCGCATCCGAGCGGACCGTCACCCAGTGGATCACCCACCACATCGACCACCTCACCGGCATCGAGGAAGCCACCCGCAGCCGGTACCGCCGCTACCTCGAGCTCGACATCGATCCCGTCATGGGCGCCCTGCCCCTGTCGGCGGTCACGGAGACGACCGTCGCGCAGTTCGTCCAGGCGCTCGCCGAAGCCAAGGCGTCCGGCAAGACGATCAAGAACAAGCACGGCTTCCTCTCCGGCGCCCTCCAGGGTGCGGTGCGCGCCGGCCACCTCGCCGCCAATCCATGCGAGGGCCGCCGCCTGCCACGCGCCGACGCCGGCAAGGACAACGCCACCTTCCTCACCCCCGAGGAGTTCGCGCTCCTTCGCGATGCCATGACCGAACGCTGGCGGCCGATGACGACGTTCCTCGTCTCGACCGGGATGCGCTACAGCGAGGCCGCGGCGCTCACCGTCGGCGACATCGATCCCGACGCCGGCACCGTCCGCATCAACAAGGCCTGGAAGTACACCAGCGACAACACCCGCCGCCTCGGCCCGCCGAAGTCACGCAAGGGCGTGCGTACCATCAACATCCCGACGCAGGCCGTCACGGCAGCCGGGGACCTCGACCGCCCGCATGACGCGCTGGTGTTCGCCACCCAGTCTGGCGACCCGATCTCCGCGCAGCTCTACCACAACAAGGCATGGAAGCCGGCGCTAAAGAAGGTCGAGGCCCAGCTCGGCGGCAAGGCTCCATCACCGCACGACCTCCGCCACACCTGCGCCTCATGGATGATCGCGGCAGGCGTGCCGCTCCCGGTGATCCAGGCCCACCTCGGGCACGAATCGATCACCACCACCATCGGCGTCTACGGACACCTCGACCGCCGCAGCGCACAAGAGGGCGCCGCGGCAATCGGCGCTGCGCTGGGTGGGATCTGACCCAAAAAGGGACCAGGTGAGCTCTTTCTCGTGCGAGAATCCGACCCATGTCTGACATTGACGCCTCACCCGCTCCCGCTCCCGCGCCTGCGGAAGCTAAGGGAACGCAGCGCTGGGTGAAGATCACCTGGATTGCCGGACTGGCGTCGATAGCCCTCGGCGTGATCCTCTCCTTCGCGAGCGTGACCATCGAACCCGGCGAGTCGGCGCCCGAGTTGAGCTGCGGAACCATGTGGTCGCCCGACGACTCGGGCGCGGTCAAGTGGGCGAAGGGGTGGGAGGATGCCCGTATCCTGTCGGTGCACAAGCCCGGCATCGACCTGCCTGACATGCAGACCGCGGTCAGCAATGACTGCGCGAACGCCATCGATGGGCAGAAGCAGGGCGCTGGCGGCCTGATCGCGTTCGGCTTCCTGCTGGGCATCGTCGGACTAATTGGCCGGATGCGCCCGAATGTTGGATACCGAGTCGTTCGCACCTAATAGTCCGGCGATCGGCGCTCCAATTCCGAGTCAATGTAGCGCCGCTCGGCCTCTGTTAGGTTCTGAACCCTGATCTTGAGGCATTCGAGGTCAACCCAGAGCTCCTCGGCGGCCTCGTCGTCGATGCGGTATCGGTTCCACACGAGTACGTCGATCAGATCGTCGATCGGGATCAGGAGGCGTGCAGTGATCCGGTCGACTGCGCGCTCCTCGCGCATCGCGTAGTGCGGGTGGTCTGGAACTGGGCCGCGGCCGACATGAACAATCTCGTGAGCCAAGGTGTGTCGGCGTTCGCGCTGATTCGACGTTCGATCGATCTCGATGCCGTCGGTCGTCCACCGGCCGCGTAAGCCGTCCTCACCGCAGTCGGTGAACCGGACCTCGACGTCCGGGTACTTGTCGCGCATGTGTCGCCACGGATGCCATCTCCCCGCCATCCACCGAGTGTGAGGTAAAGCACTCGAAAAGAGAATGTTACGCGCCGTCCTCGGGTCCGTCTGGATCGGGAAAGTCCTCCGGCTGGCGCTCGGTGCGCTTCCGCTTCCGGGCTTCCGTCTCGCCCTCTTGGGCGGCGAGTTGCTCGGCGCCGGACCTGCGAGGCTTGAGCGGCTGCCGAGAGGTGCGACGCACGGACGTCAGGCGCCGGCCGACCTCACCGGCCTTCTCGACGATCTGACGCTCGGCCAGGCGTCGCGACATCTCGCCGACGAGCTCCTGATCACTGAGGAGCTTCGGGTCTGGCGCGAGGGCGGTGACCTTGGCCTCCTCGGCGGTGATCACCTCCGCCGCGATCATCGCCTCCATAACTGAGACGTCGAGCGCTTCGGCTACGGCCCGGACTCGGTCGGCGGTGGGCTTGTGGGCGCCGCTCATCCATCGAGACACGATCGACGGCGTCACCCCGGCCTCCGCGGCGAGACGGGCGGCGTCCCAACCGCGGTCATCGAGGCGTGCGCGTAGGAAGTCGCTCCAGTTCGACATACCCGCAGCGTAACGGGTGAATCCGTTGCGTCAAAGCTGTTGCGTTGTTGCAACGCGTGCGCTAGTGCAACTTACAGCCGCGTGATTTCGTGCGCGCAATCTGTTGCATCAACGCATCCGGCCGTCTATGGTGAGTGCATGAACGCAACAGGGATTCGCACACGAAACAGGGAGGGCTTGTGAAGGGCTTCGCGATCAACAAGGCCAGGTTCCTCCGCGAGATGAAGGAGCGCGACATCTCCGACCCCGCGGCCCTCGCTCGCGAGTTCGGAATGAACCGCAGCACGACCTCGCGAGTCCTCAAGGGGGAGTGCAACGCCGGGCCTGAGTTCGTCATGAAAGCCCGCGCCGCATGGGGACTCCCGTTCGAGGACCTATTCACCGAACCGAAGTCACGGAAGAAGCGGGCAGCCGCGGCGAGCGCAGCGTGACCGAAACGAGAAAGCCCGCCCCGGTGCAACGGGACGGGCAGGCACCCACCAACCGGAAGGAAAAGCAGATGCACGACAAGAATACCGCGGAAACCCTCGACTTCCCAGAAGCGGCCGAACTATCGGCACTCCTCAAGCAGTACGGCCTCTCCCTCTGGTCGTCCATCCACTTCAGTGACGGATCGAGCCGGGTATCGGTCCACGTCGACGATCGGTTCAACCCTGACGTCGCGGAACTCTCGGGTGACATCTGGGTCATCAACGCCCCGTCGACAACACTGCGCGGCGCGATCCAGCTCGCCATCGAGCACGTCATCGAGGCCGCACCCAAGGTGAGTGCGGCATGAACCTCACCGGAATCCGCCTCGACGTCGACCTCATCCCCGGCAGCCCCGAGTGGCTCGCCACCTACTCCGCCTCGCAGGTGGCCGCGATCTGCGGCCTATCCGAGTGGGACACCCCGCGGAGCATCTACGACGCGAAGAAGGGCATCGTTCCCGCGCAGCCGCAGACGGATGTGCAAGGCCGCGGCCACCAGTTCGAACCGCTGATCCGCGAGTGGGTCGCCCGCGACAACCACGAGTGGCAGATCGAGGAGACAGGTACGTGGACACACGCCGAGCGCACGTGGCAGACCGCCAACCCTGATGGGCTCATCTACCTCGACGAGCACGGCACGATGGAGTTGCTCGAGATCAAGACCGCGGCCGACATGCACGAGTGGGGCGAGGTGCCGCCGATCAAGTACCTCGTGCAGTGCATGTGGCAGATGGACGTAATCGGAGCCCGCCGAACGCATCTCGCAGCCTGCGGTCCGTTCGAGCTGTTCCATCGCCGCCCGCGCATGTTCGTCATCGACTACAACCCCCGCGAGGCCGCGATGCTCCGCGAGAAGGTCCTAGAGTTCGACGGCATGCTCCGCGCCGGCATCCAGCCCCCCGCGAACCACGACCGCGAATGCGATCGCCTCGCAGTCCGCTACGGCAACACCGGCATCGTCGACGACCCCGGCGTGGAGATCCCCGACGACCTCGCCGAGCTCTACCTCGCCCCGTACGCCGAGGCGGCCGCGGTCGAGGCGGCGAAGAAGTCCAGTGCTTCCCGCCTCCTCAAGTACCTGGGGGAGTCGAAGAAGGCCACCTACCGCGGGACGACCATCGCGACCCGCATCCCCGGCCGCGGTGACAAGCCGCCCACCCTCCGCGCCGCCAACGGCCTGGCCGAGAAGGCCGCAGGCCTCCTGAACGTCACGATCGAAGGAAGTGCAGCATGACCAGCAACGAGATCGAACTCCGTCAGCAGGACACTCTCGCCGAGAAGATCGAATGGTCGAAGGCGATGTCGACGGGCGACATGCTCCCGCGCCAGTACCGCGGCAACCCCGCCAACCTGATGTTCGCGTGCGAGTACGCCGACGCCCTCGGCATCCCTCGCATCAACGCCCTCACGAGCATCCACGTCATCGACGGAAAGCCCACCGCCTCCGCCGATCTCATCGCCTCCCTCGTCCGCAAGGCCGGGCACAGGCTCCGTGTCGAAGGCGACGACACCTACGCCGAGGTGACGATCATCCGCGCCGACGACCCCGACTACATCCCGACGCCCGTGCGCTGGGACGAGGCCAAGGCGCGGAAGGCCGGCAAGTGGGGCACTAAGGGGCCGTGGACGAACTACCCGGGCGCAATGCTCCGCTCCCGCGCCATCACCGAGGCCGCCCGCATGTGGGCCTCCGACGCCCTGTTCGGTGTCACCTACACCGCAGAGGAGTTGGGCGGCGCAATCGACGAGGAGGGTCGGCCCGCGCCGGCGCCCCGCCAGCAGCAGCGGTCGCAGCGCCCGACGTCGATCACCGAGGCGTTCGCCCCGGAGTCGGAGCCGGTTGTGGTGGATATGGAATCCCTCATGGATGCCGCCGCACGCCTCGACACCTACGAGGCGCTACTCGCGCTATGGGACGCGAATGTCGCCAACCTCACGGAGGAGCAGGCGGAGGAGTTGAAGGCATTCATGAAGGCGCGCAAGGCGCAGCTCGCCGCCGAGCCTGAGCCTGAACCCGCCGCCGAGCCGACCCTCGACGACGCGATCGACGCCGAGGTGGTCGCATGACCCTCACCGCCGACGACTGCCTCGCAGCCGCAGTCAAGCCGTACAGCGACTACCTAGACGCCGCACGGGCCGCCCTGAATGCGTGCATCACAGGGCGCGTCCCCTTCTCTGCGGACACCGTTCACGCGCTCATCCCGCCCGCGGCCGGACAGGGCGGCTCGAACGTTATCCCGGCACTGATGGGCGCAGCCGCCAAAGCCGGGCGCATGTACCGCATCGACGACGTCAATTCATCCCGCCGTAGCCGCCACTACAGCCGCAACGGCCTCTGGATCGGAGGACCCAACGCATGAGCGACACCACTGAAGCTATCCACGCCTTCCCTGTCGCCGACGGGGCAGCCCGACTCGGCCAGACCGAGGCGTGGTACCTCCGCCGGCTTCGCGACAGGAAGCTCCCCGGACACAAGATCGGCCGCAAGTGGATGCTCACCGAGGATGACGTCCGCCAGGCGCTCGAGTTGACTGCCGTAGCTGCTGAGCCCCCGCTGATTGATGATGGGCTGACTCCCACTACCCGACGCCGAATGGCGCGACGGAGAACAGCATGACCGCCTGCTGCCACGTCTGCTGGCGCCGCGTGCCCACCAGTGATGACTGGGTCGTCTGGAAGCACCGTGACACCGCCGGCAACCAGTGCCCCATGGGTGGGCACATCTACCCGATCGAGGACCGAGAGGAGGCCGCATAGATGCCAAAGGACCGGCGGACCTTCATCACTCTCGCTGTGGATATGCCAGACCATCCCAAGCTAGCGACCCTCACCAAGGGTCAGTGCTGGCTGATCGTCGAGGCCCTTATGTACTGCCGGAAGTACAAGACGGACGGGGTGATTGACGCCGCGGTGTGGCGCCGAATGGACACGAAGCGGAACCGCGAGGCGGTCGAACGGAGCGGGCTCTGCGTCGACTTGGCGACAGAATCGCGACAGAATTACGACAGAATCGCGGACGATTTCCGGCAGAAAACTGGTGACGCACTCCCGGATTCTGGCGTGTTTTTTCAGACTACGCCGAGCATCAGCAGACCCGTCGCGAGATAGAAGCCGCGAGCGAGGCGAAGAAAGCCGCAGGTAGCAAGGGTGGAAAGGCTCGTGCCGCCCGCGCCTCCACTCCGCCCGAAGCCTCGAACGAGGCAAGCGGAAGTCAAGCAGCTGCTTGCGATCTGCCTAAGCAGACGCTCAAGCAAAATCAAGCAGAGGAAGAGGAAGAGGAAGAGAAAGAGATAGAACCTACTTACGTAGGTTCCCCCAGTTCTGTAAGTAACGCGCCTGCGCCCGCGAAGCGGAGCCGGGGAATGCGAGCAGTCGACGCGATGAACGAGACCGCGAGACCACTCGAGGTGTACCGGTTCATGCACGACTACGAGCAGGCCTCGCAGACGCCGATCGACCAGAAGACCCTCTCGCAGATCGAGACCGCGGTGACTCCGCTCATCGCCCAAGGCATCCCGCCGGAACAGGTCGCAGCCGGCATCCGGGCCTGGGAAGCGTCCGACAGCTTCAGTGCCACCCAGATCGCCTCGTTCGTCCACAAGGCCGGCGCCAAGGCATCCGCACAGCCTGCCGCCGGGAACGCCCACGACGCGAAGGTCGTCGGCTACCTCGACATCGGCCGCAGCCTCACCAGCCAGTCCACCGAAGCCCGTAGGGAGCTCGCATGATCGCCGACCGTGACATCGAAACCGCCGCACAGGTCCTCGCGAAGTGCGCCGCCAACGACCCCTGGTTCCCGAAGGGCGGGCACGCGATCGTCCAGGCGTGGGCGGAAGTATTCGCCGAATCGAAGCTCTCCCGCGAAGATCTCCTCGCCGGAGTCGCCCGCGCCTACCGGACCGAGGAGACCGGCTACCGTCCACTGCCGGCGTCGATCGTCAAGCACGCCCGGGCTGCGTACTTCGAGGCGCTGCGTGACCTGCCCGAGGAGGAGCGCGAGCGCATGGACCACGTGAACCACGCGCTGCAGGACATGGGCTTCGCGCCACCGGCCGCGCATCGGTTCGCCCGTCGGATCGCGCTGGGTCGTAGGCCAGAGGTAGGTCTCACGGAGGACGAGAAGGTCGAACTGCGTCGCCGCCTTGCTGAGCGGGCAGCGATCGAAGAGGCTCCGCGCCGCGCCGTCGTCGTGTCGCCCAATTTCGGGAAACGCGCATGAGTGTGCGGCGGAGCGGATTTCGTGCGGCAGCGTCGAAGCTGGGCGGCAATACGGGGGTGTGGGGGATGGGTGTGGCCGCCACTAATTCCGCGCTCCGTGTGCGTACGGGATTTCGTCGGCTCAAACTGTTGCGTGAATGCACGCAACCGAATACCATCGATGTAACCCGGTGCAACGGGTCTCAATCGGAAGGAATCCCCATGCGAACGCTTATCGAGCGTGGCGAAGTCATCGCCCTCGACTGCCCCCACCAGGACACGATCCTGTTCTACGACCCCAGCTACGGCCCGTACGAGAAGTGCGTGGAGTGCGAGGTCATCCTCGACGAGGAGGACGCGCCGGCCGACAACGATCTGACGGATGACGAGGCGGTCGCCGACGCGGGCGTGTGGGTGGCGATCTGGCTGTCCACGCTGGCGTGGGCTGCGGTTGTCGGGCTGGGCCTGGCGTGGTGGGCGGTGACGGCATGAGCGCGTTCGAGGCCCGATATCCCGGCGCGTGTGAGGCGTGTGGAGACCGGTTCGACGCGGGCGACGAGATCGGATACGCGCCTGGCTTCGACCGGCCAGTGTGCCGTGACTGCCTCGCTAACCCGGAACGGTCTACCCGCCGCGAACTCACCAAGACGCCATGCACTGAGTGCTGGCTCGTGCACGAAGGAGAGTGCCTGTGAACGCCGAGCTGGTCACTAACGACAACCCCGTCCAAGACACCGTCATCGACGTCCTCCACTACCACGTCGAAGACCACATCCGCTACGCGACCGTCCGCCTCGCCATCGAAGGCGACCTCGACGACGTCATGTGCGTCGAAATGCCGCTCCACGACCTCGAAATCAGGAGGGCCGCATGAGCTTCGAACGCCACCTCCAGGTCCAGCTCGACCGTCTCGGCCGCGACGACCGCGACCTCGACGACGACACCACCGACCACGACTACGACCGCCACACGGACGGGGAGTACGCGCTGTGAGTATCTACACGATCACCGTTCGCGACGGCGATGGAGGTGCGACGACCGTGCACGCCGACCTCACCGGCGCTGGGGCCACAGCAGTGGCAAAGGTGGCCCGGGCGATCAACGCGGCGGCTATCGAAATCCCGTTCCGCCCAACCCTGGGCATCGCCACAGGCGCCCACGATTCCGCCAACGAGACGGAGGTGGACCTGTGACCGCCTACCTGCTCACCATCATTGACGAGCGGCACCCCGGACGACCGCCGCTCACCATGAACGAGTGGCGCAACTGCCACTGGCGCAAGAAGGTCACCGCCAAGAAGCGCATCGATTGGCAGATCCTCCAGGCGAGTCGGGAGGCTGGAATTCTCGTCACGATTCCTCGCGCCAAGGTCACTATCACCCAGCACGCCCCCGATGGTCGCCGGCGCGACGCCGACGGGCTGTCCGCGTTCCGCAAGGACGTCCTCGACGCCCTCGTCGCGCAGCGCATCCTGCCCGACGACAACCACAAGCACGTCATCGACGGCGGTAACCACATCGCCATCGACCGCACCAACCCGCGCATGGAGATCCTGCTCGAGGAGGTGGCGTGATGCTCGTCTGCGACTGCGGCACCTTCGACCGCCGCCACGACTACGGCTGCAAAGGCTGGCGTGAACGCGAGACGCCGGGGGCCACGTTCCCGTCCTGGGCGCTCGAAGCCCGCACCGACGCCGAAGACCCGTGGGGTTGGGCTGCCCGCGGCATCACCAACCCCGACAAGGAGACCCAACGATGAGCGACGAGACCAGCGTCACCGACGGCCACGAACTGATCATCAGCTACGGCGACTGCGAACTGTACGGCCGCTGCGAGTGCGGCAAGTCGTTCGGCTACATCCGCCCGAATCAGAGCATCGACGAGGTGCTTGCCATGAAGTGGGAGCGCCACGTGATGCTGGAGGTGACCCGATGAGCGACACGATCACGCCTGCATCGCTGCGGGCACACGCGGCCCACTTCGCTGGCAGGTGGCATCTCGTCTCGGAGGCGCTGATCGACGAGGCCGCCCGTTTGGAGGCTGAGTCTGCCCGCGACGAGGAAGCGGAGCGATACGCGAAGGTGTACCGCCGCGCCCAGCGTCGCGAATACCCCACCTTGGCGAAGTGGGGCTCACTCGATGCCGATACCCAGGAGAACTACATCCGGCCCATGCGCGCTGTCCTGGGTCGGCTTGCGGCTGATGGGCGTCTACTCCCCGAAGGCGGGACGGTGCTCACGGCCGAGCAGGTGGCGGAGGCGCGAGAGCTACTCGACGCGGTCGACCTCGACGCTGAGGAGTTCCACCTCCTCCGGGCTGCATTCACCCCACCTGCTGAACCTGTCCCGGATAGCGAGCCGGAAGACCCGTGCGGTGGCACCGGCACTGTGGAGTGCTGGAACCCAGGCAGGCTGTGCACCGAGAAGGTGTGCGAACTGTGCGGCCCGTGTCGCACCTGTGATCCCAACGCGCCGATCCTCTTTGCGAACAGTGGGCCGGATGGCACACCGGAGAACCCTTGGCCGACATGGCAGGACGCACCCGAGGGCGCTGTGTATCGGGGCACTCATCGGGATGGCAGCCCCACCGAGTCTCGATGGATGAACCGAGGGGGCGAGTGCTGGGTGGTTGACGGGCTCGCCGCGACTCACCCCGAGTCGTACCGGCTCGTGAACTCGTTCGCCCCGTTTGTGCGTGTGGACGGAGACAAGGCGTGAACGAGACGTATCTGCTGACGGCCGAGGATGTGCCGACCCTACGCAAGCTCTCCGACTTCGCGAAGCGTCAGTCGAACTTGAGTCAACCACCAGTTTCGGACCACATGCGGTTCATGGGCGCCTACTTCGCGGTGCTCGTGGACGAGATCGAGGGAGGCCGGTCGTGAGCACGTTCGAGGCCAAGTACCCGGGTCAATGCGAGGCGTGCGGAGACCGGTTCGACGCGGGTGATGAGATCGCCTACGCCCCAGGCTTCGACCGGCCAGTGTGCCGCGGCTGCCTCGCCGATCCGGAGCGGGCTACTCGTCGCGAACTCGCTAAGGCGCCATGCACTGAGTGCTGGCTCGTGCACGAAGGAGAGTGCCTGTGAGCACTGCGGAACAGATCATCGCCCCACACCTCAACTTCGAGTACAGCATCGACACCGAGGAGTTCTACTGCCTGGCGCCCGGCTGCACGGCAACCTTCGAGGATGAGGCTGACCACGCCGCGCATGTGGTGGCTGCACTCACCAACGCCGGCTACGCGCTCGTGGGCCGGGATGTGATCTACCAAGCGTCCTCCGCACTCGAAGCCGGAGCCGTTGTCGTCAACAACCACGGCAAGATGCTGGCGCAGCTCGTGATGGACACGCCAAAGGATCAGGAACTCACCGACCGTCTCGTGGAGTTGGCACGCAACTCGGCGCAGAATCTCCGCACGGCTGCTGCTCGTGTGGCGGAGGGCGGTGACCAGCCGTGACCCGACCCCGCGCCCAAGGCTTCCACGACTTCATCAGCACCAACACCCACTACGCCGCCACGAACGGCTACCCCGAACAGGTCGGCGACCCCGTCGGCCTCATCGTGGCGATCCTCGACAAGACACCCCGCCTTGACGGCGCTGCGTGCGTCGGCAGCACCAACCCCGACATGTGGTTCGCACCCCCCGGAACCACCGAACGCGCCCAAGCCCAACGCATCTGCGCCGGCTGCCCCACCCGACAAGCCTGCACCACCCTCGGCGACACCAACGACGAACAAGGCGTCTGGGGCGCCCACAACCACGACAGCACCGCAAACCCCGACATGACCGGCCGCTGCGACACCGGCCATAGCCTCGCTAAACACGGCCGCATCATCCGACCCCGCAACTCGAACCCGTACGTCCGGTGCCTCGCCTGCACCCCACCACCCGCGCCACCTGCCCCGAAGACGCACTGCATCCGCGGCCACGAGTACACGCCGGAGAACACGGCGATTGTGCGGGGCGGGAAGGCTCGGGCGTGCCGGGCGTGCAAGCGGGAGCGGCAGCGCGGGTATCGAGCCGCCGAACAGAACACTGAACTGAAGGCTTTGGAGGCCATCGCATGACCGAAGCCCTCACGATCCTTGGCTATGTCGCTACGACAATCGGCTTGGGGGTCATCCTCTTCGGCATCATCGCTGGCATCGGGGCCGTCATCGACATCGCGTTGTTCGGCCAGCGGAGGAAGAAGTGAACGTGTTCGACAGCCATTGCAGCACCCACCAACGCCACCGAAAGGCCATCGCATGACCGACACCCTGATCACCATCATCGGCAACCTCACCGCCGATCCCGAGTTGCGTTTCACGCCGGCCGGTGCTGCGGTCGCCAACTTCACCGTCGCGTCCACGCCGCGCACGTTCGACAAGCAGACGAACGAGTGGAAGGACGGCGAGGCACTGTTCCTCCGCTGCCAGGTGTGGCGTGAGGCCGCCGAGAACGTCGCTGAAAGCCTGTCTCGTGGCTCGCGGGTGATTGTCACCGGCAAACTCAGGCAGCGCTCCTACGAGACCCGTGAGGGGGAGAAGCGGACCGTCATCGAACTGGAAGTCGACGAGATCGGCCCCAGCCTCCGCTACGCCACCGCCACCGTGAACAAGGCCAACCGCGGCGGGGGAGGATCAAACCGGGCCACCAAGCCCGCTGACGATCCGTGGGGCAGCACGCCGCCCGCCGACGAACCGCCGTTCTGAGAGGAGTGGGGCATGACGATCGAGAAGCAGTTGGAGAAGCTGATCCGGGACATCGACGAGACCACAGACGGGCTCGGAGAGTGGCATGACGCCACCGAGTATCTGGAGTGGGTCTGCAAGGAAGTTCAAGGGATTCTGAAGGCTTCCCGCCCGCGTGTGGTGGAGACCGTCGAGGAGCTCCGGACGCTCCCCCAGGGGTCGGTCGTCATGTGGGACGACTACGGCAACCAGGCCGTCGCCATCATCGGCGAAGAGGGCTGCATCGGGCACACCGCGAATGACTACTGGAACTCCCAGATGGACCGCATCGGGCTACCGGCCACCGTCATCCACATGCCAGAGGAGACGCCATGACCAGCACTGCCCCGATCATCGGTTACATCGTTGTCTCCAAGCGGTCCCGGGGGGACGGCGGCTTCGACTACATCGACGTGAGCCCGTTTTTCTCAGTTCGGGAACGCGCAGAATCCAACCGCGACTGGTGGCTCGCGAAGGCCGAGAAGCATCCCGGCCGTTACCGGGACACCGAGTTCATCATCGCCGAAGTCAGGGGGAACGCATGACCATCGACCTCGACAAACTCGAAGGCGAACTGCTTGACCAATACGGCTGCAGCGACCTTGAGGAACTCGCGAACTACCACGGCACCGCGCACACCATGCTCGCCGAGCTGAGGAAGTCGCAACGATCGATCGAGTGGCTTCAGACGCTGGCGGAGAAGCACTCCCTCGACTCCGCTCGATCTGAACGCGAACTGCAGGAAGCGCAGGCAACCATCGAGCGGGTGAGGGCCCTCGCATACGACCCTGACGACGCCGACGAGTACGCGCCCACCGCGATAGTCGTGGACGCGACTCTGCTTCAGCGAGCCCTGGATGGTGCCCGTGACTGACGACGGGTACGGCGAGAATCGCAGACTCGCAGCGCGCCGCTTCCGTGATTCACACCCGGAACGCGCTGCCGCCCACCGCCGCGACTTCGAGAGCTCGGCACAGGTCCAGTCAATCAACCAGGCGACACGTCGAGGAGACGAGTGGACGGAGCGTGAGCTCGACCTTGTGGGCGACTACGGGTACACCGCCCGCCAGGTGGCAACAATGACCGGGCGAACGTTCGTCGCGGTGAAGTCGATGCGCAAGAAGCTCAACCGGAACGGAGGCGACCGTGACTGACCAGTTTCACATCACCGCCACTCAGATGCGGGCCCTCGTCGCACTCCTCGGGGAGATCCCCGCCCTCATCGACGACCTCGCCATCACACTCACCCGGCAGGACTGCATCGGCGCCGGCGGCATGCGGGTCACCGGCGGTAGTGACGAGCAGCCGCTGCCGCTCAACCTGGCGGCATCGGATGCGCATGATCTGCTGCACTCCACCCTCGCCTCATGGGCCCGCCACACCGAAGAGAGCCGAGGGCACGCCTACGTAGGCCCACGCTCCACCCTCGGGCTGTCGACATGGCTCGCCACCAACGTCACCCGCCTCGCGATGACGGAAGGCTGCGAGGAAGCGCACGACGAAATCGAGCACGCCATGAGCCAATGCCGACGAGTCTGCGACCGCCCCGACGATCGTGCCGTGCTCACAACCGACCCCCACGGGGAAGCGATCGTGTACGGCCTCGAGCTGAACGCGAAGGAATGCGCCGACATCGCCCGCACATCCGGCGTCGAAGGGCTCACCAAGCGGAGGGTCCTGTATCTCGTCGAAGTCGAAGCAGTGAAACCACTTCGGACGGAGAAGGTCGGCAAGCATGACTCCCCGATCTTGAGACTCGGGGAAGTCGTGAAGGCGCACACGCAACGGTTGGAGGGCGAAACGGCGTGACCTGCACCGGACACCAACTATGGTAGGCTTCGCCTAGGCGCGAGAGTCATGATCGAGGACTCCGCGCCTTCGGCGTATCTGGGGGAAGATCCCGGAGCGCCCGTCACCTCCCGGGTATGAGCCTGCAAAACTGCCCACAGGTAGCCGTCACGCAAGGTGGCAAGGCGCCGATTCCGGTCGATTGCCTCGGCCGCGTATGCCGTACCCGGTGCGGCGAGCCCTACGGACTGCCAACGCGGTGCCGTAGCTGACAACTGAATAGGTCCCCTGTAGCTCAACGGTTAGAGCAGTGGCACCGGAAGGTGGCCGTACAGATGCCGGTTCAGCTCCGGCCAGGGGAACATGGGCCGTCCTGCCCGGCACGTATGAAGGTGCCTATGGCCGCCACTTCCGGGGCGTCGTACCGGAGTATCTTCCGGGACATCCTGTGTTGCAGCCTCTTCCCCCGGCGCACACACGCCACTAGGTGGTAGTCCCGGCCCCCGCGAGCAGCCTCTGGCGCCCGGGGATACAGCGCCCCGCCGGCAACTCCCCTTGTCGACGGGGCGCACCTACTTCCGTCCACGCTCGGATGATTCCCCCCCGAATCGGCCTGGCAGCCCTGAGCGTGGGCGGACCCAAACATCGAGGAGGCCACAGTGGTTGAGGTGACCGAACTCGGGCGGGAACTGCAGCGGGTGACGGTGATCCTGTCTCGGGGTTCGACGTGGGAGGTCGCGTTGACGCCGGTCACGTTTCCTGCGGGCACGACGGTGACTCTCGCGATGGGTGACCGCACCTTCCCCGCCACCGTGACCGCCGACAGCGTGTCGTGGCGACTCGCGCCCGCTGACACTGACCCCATCCCTACTGGCACGCAGGTGCGGGTGCATTGCGTGTTCCCCGACACTCCAACACCTACGCCGGTCGCGTGGTTGAAAGGCACGGTGCAGCGTGACGATTGAGTTGCCGACGGGTGTGACGGTGCGTGTCGAGTTCCCGAGCCTGCCGCAGGTATGCCAGGCCCCGGAAGCGCCGCAGCCTGGTGGTGTGACTGTCCCGGTGCAGGGTGGCCTGACCGCTGAGCAACTCGCCCACATCGTCGCCACAGTGACAGCGAAGGTTGTGGAGGAGCTGGAAGGGCAACCCGGCAGCGTCTCGTGGGAGGCGGTGCAGGGTAAGCCTTCCGCGTTCCCGCCTGAGGCGCACCGGCACAACGCATCCGACATCGACGACCTACCGTCCGGCGGTGGTGGTGCAGGTATCGACGACACCACGATCGGCACCGACACCACCTGGTCGTCACAGAAGACGTCGGACGAACTGGCAGGCAAGGCTGACGATAAGTCGTGGGTGATCGACATGGTCACGGGCGAGCTGATCGACGGACCATTCCCATCCCTCGCCCACCAGGTCGCGGCGATATTCGTAGGCATGGGCAACTTCGTCCCGACGACCAGCGAGTTTGGCGGCACCGTGAATGGGATGGAGATCGTATCCGCCCTACCTGACTATCCAAATCGTGGCACCCTCTACGGCGTCCGCGCCCCCGACGGCGCCATTGCCTGGCACATGCCGAAGGTCTGGGCGTGAGAACGGAGACCTGATGAACCTGACGATCGCCATCCCCGCCGACACCGAGTCCCGTGTCCTCGACGCCCTCTGCGGCACAGCAGGACACACCCCGTGCGGTGACCAGCCTGCGTGTGCGGAGAAGCAGCTCGGTGCGATGCTCACCGGCAAGGTGACGGAGTACGAACTGTTCAAGGCCCGGCAGGCTGCAGCGAAGAACGTGCCGCCCCTCACCCTCGGGGCCTGACGTGGACGCCATCGGGGCCATCACCAGCATCACCGCTGGTGTGATGAGGCGTATCGCCGACAGCATCGAAGGCGCACCAGCCCCGCAGTCGCAGTCGGTCGTGCACTACCACTTCCACCTCAGTCAAGCCGACAGTCTGGACAAACCGGAAGACAAGGCGCGAGGCTTCACCCTGTTCAAGCGCTAACCACCCGCACGGGCGGACCCACCCGGACGGAGGTGAGCCGTGGCAGAGGAACTCACCCCCGAACGCGAAGCCACCATCCGCGAAGGCCACGCCCTCGGACGCTCCCAAGCCGACATCGCCCGCGAACTCGAGATCCCACAGCCGATCGTGTCCCGCTGGGCAAAGAAGCTCGGCATCGTCTGGACCATCTCCCCGAACGTCGCCGCGATGAACGACAAGACACGAGAACGCATCGCGGCCGGGCGGGCACTCCTCGCCGAGAAGGCACTCGCCCACGCACTCAACCTGAGCGACCGCATCTGGGAAGAGTACGAGATCATCGTCTCCACCCCGGCCGGGATCGAGCGCAAGACCCTCGAACTGCCCGACGCCAAGGCCGTCTCCGACTTCTCCAACGCCGTCCAGAAGCTCGTCGCCACCCACGAGAACCTCACCCGACTCGGCGCCGGCTCCTCTGCGGACCACGCCAAGTCGATGCTCATGAAGATGCAGGAAGCCCTACAGCGGGCCGTCGAACTGGAAGAGGCGCAGGAGGGCGAGTGAGCATCCTCGACGACCTGTCGATCAGCCGCAAACAGGCCCGCTCCATCGCCCTCGCCAACGCCGACGCCTCCAAGTCGCAGATGAACCTGTGGCACGGCGCCGTCCGATCCGGCAAGACCGTCGGCTCGCTGGTGAAGTTCCTGATGAAGATGGCCGACGGCACCGACCTCACTGGAGAGAGTGTCGTCATCGGCCGCACCCGAGACACTGTGTACCGCAACCTCATCGCACCCCTGCAGGACCCGAAGATCTACGGCCCGTGGGCGGAGCACGTCCGCTACAACCGTGGTGCACCCACCGCCGACATCTTCGGCCAAGAGGTCCACGTCATCGGCGCATCCGACGTTCGCTCCGAGGCTGTCATCCGCGGCATGACGATCAAGCGGTCGTACTGCGACGAGATCAGCCTCATGAACGAGGACTTCGTCAACATGCTGGTCTCTCGACACTCCGTCGAAGGCGCATGGCTGGGGGCGACAACCAACCCGGACGGCCCGAAGCATCCGCTGAAGGTGAACTACATCGACCGGGCCGCCGAGATGGGGCACCGCATCTTCCACTTCGAGCTGGAAGACAACCGGCGCTTCCTGCCTGACGGGTACATCGAGAACCTGTCCAGGCAGTACACCGGCCTGTGGCACGACCGGTTCATCAAGGGCTTGTGGACGATGGCCGACGGCGTCATCTACGAGTGCTTCGACCCGGCCCGGCATGTGGTCGACAAGCTGCCCACGATGCAGCGGATCTTGTGCGTCGGCGTCGACTACGGCACCACCAACCCCACCCGGGGCATCAAGCTTGGCCTCGGCGACGACAACCGGCTGTACGCGATGGCCGAGTGGGCGCCCGCACAGGGCACAACAGCGGAGCTCGAGCGCAGCCTGCGCACGTTCTGCGAGACCGACATCCCCGACTACCTGTTCGTCGACCCGTCCGCGGCGCCACTCAAGTTGCAGCTCAACCGCGACGGCTGGACGAACTACGCCAACGGATCCAACAAGGTGTCCGCCGGCATCGGCCTCGTTAGCGCGCTCCTGTCGACCGACCAGCTGCTCATCCATTCGTCGTGCACCGAACTGCTCGGGGAGATTCCCGGCTACGTGTGGGACACCAAGGCCGCGCAGAAGGGGGAGGACGCGCCCGTGAAGCTCAACGACCACGCCGTCGACGCACTGCGTTACGCCGTCGCCACCTCCCGCCCAATGTGGCAGCCATTCCTCCCGACTATCGACGCCGCCAAGCGGCTCCCCGACGAACGAATCGAGGTGGCCGCGTGACGTTCCCTGAGGTGCTGCGGTCGCTGAACTACGAGCAGCGGGCGGCGGTGCTTGAGGCGGCTTGGTGCTCTGTCTTCGCTATCTGGATGTTCGTCGGCGGGGAGTTTGCCGCCGATCGGGCTGACGAGTTCGCCGAGAGTATCGCCGCGCAATTAGATGAGGAGGTGGCCGCGTGAGCCTGCCCGAAGCGAACACGGCTTGGCCGCCGCCTGAACTCGCCGCGGTCACCGCCCGCGTCCAGGAATCCCACGTGTGGTGGGAAGGCGACCCCACCAAGCTCAGCGCCTTCTACGGCAGTGAGCAGGGCCGCAGCAGCCCATCCGGCATCAAGGCCCGCACCAAGGCTGCGGTCGACGCGTTCTGGGGTCGCACCCCGACGCCCGCCGGCCAGACCCCGAAGCGCTATCACGCGCCGATCGCCGGTGTCATCGCGAAGCTGTCCGCGACCGAACTGTTCAACGAGGCCGTCAAGTTCCTCGACGCGGGCAAGGACAAGGACGTCCAGGCGCACATCGACCGCATCTTCAACATCCCGCGGTTCCACTCGAGCCTCCTCGAAGCGGCCGAATCCTGCTCGGCACTGTCGGGCAACTTCCAGCGCGTCGTGTGGGACACCGAGATCGCCGACCACGCCTGGATCGACTTCGTAGACGCCGACCGCGCCATCCCCGAGTTCCGTTGGGGCAGGCTCGTTGCGGTCACGTTCTGGTCCGAGCTGGCCGGTGGTGATGATCGGGAAGTGTGGCGGCACCTCGAGCGCCACGAGCCCGGCTACATCGTCCATGCCGTCTACCAGGGCACCGCATCGAACCTCGGCAAGATGATGGCCCTCACTGACCATCCGGCGACCAGGGAAATCGCAGTCACCGGGTCTGATGACCGCGGATCCTGGGTCGAGACGGGCGTGAAGGACCTCACCGCGGCGTACGTGCCGAACGTGACCCCGAACCCGGAATGGCGGCACGATCCGAAGCTGAAGAACCTCGGCCGCGCCGACATCTCCACCGACCTGATCCCCACCTATCACGAGCTGGACCGCATCTACTCCTCGCTCGTGCGGGACTTCCGGCTCGGCGCCGGCAAGGTCCACGCATCGGAGTCGGTGCTGACGAATCTCGGCATGGGGCAGGGTCTCGCGTTCTCGGAGGAGCAGGAGATCTACTCCCGCGTCGGCTCTGGTGGCTTCACCGGCGACGGCGACATGAAGTCGATCTTCGAGTTCTTCCAGCCCCAGATTCGCGTCCTCGAGCACGACCAGGGCGGGCAACTGCTTCTCCGTGAGGTGCTGCGGAAGACCGGCTACAGCCCGGTCTCGCTCGGCCTGTCGGACGAGGTGGTGCAGACCGCGACGGAGGCGATCGGCAAGAAGGATCTCACCGTCAAGACGACCGGTGCGAAGTCCCGCCACTGGGGCTCCGCGCTGGCACCGCTCTCCACGACCACGCTGCGCGTCGATGCCCACCTGTTCGGGCATCCGGCGCCAACGGAGGAGTTGGAGTTGGAGTGGCCGCAGTTCGCCCGCGAGCCCGATGAGGCGAAGGCGCGAACGGTCCAGGCGTGGGAGGCCGCGAAGGCCGCGTCGACCAGGACGAAGGTGGGCTACCTCCACTCGGACTGGGACGACAAGAAGGTCCAGGAGGAAGCCGACCTCATCGACAAGGCCAACACGATCACCGATCCGACGTTCAGGTTCGGCACCGACCAGCCGCCACTACCCACCGAGAATGATCCCGCCCCGGACCCCGAGGCGGTCGACGAAGGGGAGTAGCCGATGGCGCTGGACCCCTCCGAAGCCGCGGGCATCCCCGACGAGCTGCTCGCGATGTACTCCGACGCTGAACTCGCGCTCCTCGCAGCGATGACGCAGGCGATCATCGAGGGCATCGACACTCCCGACTGGGAGGCGCGTCAGCCGTTGGAGATGCTGCGGTTCCGGCAGGCGGCGGAAGCGATTGCGGCGCAACTGCAAGCGCAGATGCCCGCGATGGTCACCGCCGCAGTGACAGCAGCCGCCGCGAAGGGTGTCGCTGCCGCCGACGCCGACCTTGCCGACGTGCCTGACGTGCTACCGAAGCCGCCCGAGGGATACCTCCCGCCGCGGCGCACGCAGCAGCAGGCGCGTGAGGCGTGGGTGACGCTGGCGCAATTCACGCAACGCATCCCCGGCAACAGTGAACGCCTGTATCAGGATGTGGTGTCGCGGGTGCAGGTGCGTGACATGCCGGCGGCTGGCGGGACTCGCCTCGACGCCGTGCAGGAGGCACTGAATCACCTCACCAAGCGCGGCATCACCGGCTTCCGCGACAACCGTGGCCGCAACTGGTCGCTCACCTCCTACCTGGAGATGAAGTCGCGGACCATCGTCAACCAGACGCTCATCGACTCGCACACAGATCGGATGGTCGAACGCGGCCAGGACCTGATCGTCGTGTCCTCGCACCGCAATCCGGCACCACAGTGCCAGCCGTTCGAGGGCCAGGTCCTCAGCCTGTCCGGCGAGACAGGCACCGTCATCCGCCCGTCGGCGGTCGGCGGCCGCGGTGTGAAGGTGCGGATCAAAGCCACCCTCCAAGAGGCCCGCGCCCGAGGCTTCCAGCACCCGAACGCGGTCCTCGAAGGCTCAACCTTTGTTACCTACGGTGAGCCGGTTGAGGTAGTCCGCTCCCGCTACTCCGGCCCGGCGGTAACGCTCAGCACGGGGTATGGCGAGACGACCATCGGATTTAATCATCCGGTAATGACCGTGCGCGGCCTGATCCCGGCGCACGATTTGAAGGAAGGCGACCAGCTCGTCTACGACCTTCGGTGCGTTGACGGTTCGGGCTTCACCTCCTTGGATGACAACCTCCACGAGGTTCCACTCGTTGAGGACGCGTACAAGACGCTCGAACTTGCCAGCGGCTATACGCGCATTGCCGCCACCAGTCACGACCTCCACGGCGACGCGAGATTCGGGGAGGGTGAAATCGAGGTTGTACGGCCCGAACGCGGTCTGCTGCCTGTACTCGATCCCGCGCTTGCGGAACTCCTCAGCGAGGACGCTCTCATGCGGTCCGGCGTGGAGGATCATGTTCTCTCTCGTCTTCGCTCGCAGAGCGCGACGCGAGAGCGGATCCTTGTTGCCGCGGCGAGCGGTATGGGCGGCAGCGGTGTTGGCGGTAGCCATAGTTTCGTGACCCTTCCATTGGAGCGCGTGACCGTAAAATGGTGGGACGGTTGGGCTTTCGATTCTACCGCAGAGTTGAGCCTATATTGTTCCGACGGGCTGGTTGTTTCCAACTGCGGCCACGCCGTCAGCGCGTTCGTGCCCGGAGCGTCGCGCACGTTCAAGACCGAACCGAACCCTGAGGGTTACGAGGCCACGCAGCAGCAGCGGGCGATGGAACGCGGCATCCGCGACACCAAACGCCAGTTGGCCGTTGCCGCGACACCGCAGGCCAAGCGGGAGCTTAACGCCCGCCTCAAGGCGCAGCGCGAAGCGATCCGCGACCACATCGACGAGTGGGACCTCAAACGCAGGCCTAAGCGCGAACAACTCGGAGCGAGATAGCTCCCCAGACTTCCGCGGCTATGGCGTGATGCCCGGCCGCGACAACGCAGCGTGATGCTGCGCAACCCCAAGGAGAAACATGTCCGACGAGAACACCCCCGACACCGCCACCGACGAGGCAGCCCCGGACGTGACGCCCGAGACCGCCACCGACACAACGGACGCGACGTCCACCACGGACGACCCCGACGCCGGCGCGAAGAAGGCGCTCGTCGCCGAACGCGAAGCCCGCAAGGCAGTCGAGAAGGAACTCGCCGGAATCAAGAAGGCGCAGGAGAAGGCAGCCGAGGAAGCCCGCCTCGCCAAGCTCTCCGACGACGAGAAGCGCGACGAACTCTCCAAGGCCGCAGCCGAACGCGCCGAAGCCGCCGAGAAGGCACTCGCCGTCGAACGCGCCGCCCGCAAGCACGGCCTCACCGACGACAAGGACCTCGAACTCCTCGACGGCCTGCCCGCCGACAAGGTCGACGCCATCGCCAAGGCCATCGCCGCACGCAAGGCCCCCGCTGGCCGATCCGGGAACCCGGTCGACGGCGAGAAGCCGAAGCGCACACCAACCACTCTCGCTGCAGCGGTCCAGGCCGCCTACCAGCAGTAGCCCAGGAGGCACCACATGCCCGTAACTCTCGCCCAGGCGTCCCAGAACGCCGTCACGGACCTCGACCTGAACGTCATCGACGAGTTCCGCACCAACAGCATCCTCGACCTGCTCACCTTCGACGACGCCGTCAACCCCATCGGCGGTGGCGGCGTCCTCACCTACGGCTACACCCGCCTGAAGACGACCGCGACCGCCGGATTCCGCGCCGTCAACAGCGAGTACACGCCGCAGGAAGTCGAGACGCAGCGGTTCAACGTCGACCTCAAGCAGCTCGGTGGTGCATTCGAGGTCGACCGTATCCTCGCCGACCTCGGCCCCGCCGCGTCCGGCTCGATCGCCCTGAACCTGTCGCAGAAGATCAAGTCGACCCAGGCACTGTTCGGCGACTCTGTCATCAACGGCGACTCCGCCGTCACCGCGAACAGCTTCGACGGCCTGTCGAAGGCGCTCACCGGCTCCTCGACCGAGGACGTCACCGCCTACGACTGGTCCGGAGCGATGGACGAGGCCAAGGCATACCTGGTCCTCGAGACCATCGACGACCTGCTCGCCAAGCTGAACTCGCCGGCCAACGCCATCATCACGAACAAGAAGGCGCTCAACCGGATCCGCTCGGCAGCACGCCGCACCGGCCAGTACACGCAGACCCCCGGCCCGCGTGACACCACTCTCGAGTTCTACGGCACCGCCCGGCTGATCGATGCCGGCTACAAGGCGGGCTCCGCGAACGAGGTCATCCCCGTCCGCTCGGCCGCCGTCACCGGCCCGCCCGCGCTCGCCGCAGGATCGACGGACATCTACGCCGTCAACTTCTCGCTCGAGAACTTCCATGGCGTCTCCACCTCCGGCGGCAGCCTGGTCAAGACCTGGCTGCCCGACTTCAACACCGCCGGCGCGGTGAAGAAGGGCGAGGTCGAGCTCGGCCCGGTCGGCGTCTGCCTCAAGCAGACCCGCGGCGCCGCGGTGATGCGCAACGTGAAGGTCTAGGCCATGCCGAAGATCACGTCGCCGATCGGCTTCGACGGCGAGACGTCCTTCGGCCCGCTGCGCGTGACGTTCAAGCAGGGCGTCGCTGACGTCGACGATCTGCCCGGCCCGATCGCAGTCTATCTGCGGCAGGTCGGGTTCGCCGTCGACGACGACAAGCCGAAGCGCGCACCTCGCGCCAAGGCTGCCGAGGACTGACCGGATGCCCGCCCCCCGCGCCCGACTACTCCCGGGCGCGGGGCTGGCGGGACCACGACTTGGTGGTTGGTGCGTCCCTACGTGGCTCGGCGCAGGACATAGATACCCACGTTAAGGCGGGCTGGGCGTTTCGATGCCGAGTACCTTTCGCGCCCTCACGACCGACCTGCGCACCAACCACCAACCCCTCCGAGGAGGTCTCGTGCTCGTCTTCGCTACCGAGGATCAACTGTCGTCCTGGATGGGCACGCCCGGCCCACTGAACGCCGGAGTCCTGCTGCGGGAGGCGTCAATTCTCGTCCGCGACGCGTGTCGGTGCGATGTGTTCGACACGCTGCCGAATGGGCTGCCGGTCGACGACGACAAGCGTGAAGCCCTGCAGGACGCCACCTGCGCGCAGGCTGCGGTCTGGGCGGCAACCGGCGACGACCCCCTCAAGGGGCCGGGAGGTCAGGAGCCGCGAATGACCCTGTCGGGCATCGACGGGGCGCAGGTCTCGTTCGATACGTACCTGACCGCGGGTGATCGGGCGAAGTCGCTTACCGACCTTTGCGCGTCCGCCTACCGGATCCTCCGCAGCGCGGGCCTCGCATCGTCGGCGGTGCAGTCATGACTGATCCGCTCGAGCATTGGTGGCGCTGGCCGGTGACGGTCGAGCGGCTGGCCGGGTATGGCGCGGACGGCCCGGTGTTCGATCCGAAGGACACGTCGCTGCGCGGGAAGATCACCAACAAGCGCAAGAAGGTTCTCGCACCGGACGGCGCGGAGGTGATCTCCGAGGCTCGCGTCTCGATGCCCGCCACCACGCCGCTGATCCCACCCGGGTCACGGGTGACGCTGCCGGACCCGTTCGGTGGGCGCACGGCTGAAGTCCTCGCCGAGCAGCTGCATCACGACGGCGCAGGGAAGACCCCGAACTTCTACTCGATCGACCTGACGTAGGAGGTGTCGTGCCCGTCGAGTTCAACTACGGCATCGCGGCAACTGTTCGCGGCGCCGCCAAGAGCGGCCTCCATGACGCCGCCGAGGTCGTGAAGCAGGAGGCCATCGAACGCTGCCCCAAAGAGACTGGCGCCCTCCGCAACAGCGCCGGCACCGCATCGGACGGGATGGAAGCGGTCGTCTACTTCGACACCCCGTACGCAGCCAGGCAGCACGAAGAGGTCGGCTGGCATCACGTAGACGGGCAAGCGAAGTACCTCGAGAACGCCGTCAATGCCACGCAGGCGACGGTGGCTGAGGTTATCGGCGAGGCGATACGGAGGTCCATCGCATGACCCCCCGCCCACCGACGAGTGACGAACTCGAGGCGGCCCTCGCGCAACGCCTTCATGACATGGGCCTCGCTGACTATCAACCCACTGGCGCCTACCCGACGAATCTGACCGTGCCGGCCATCTTCTTCGGCTCGATGCCCGACAAGCCGAACGCCGCGATCCTCATCAACGTCTACAACGACGACCGCGACCGCGACCCACACACGCCGATCTACCTCGTGCAGTTGCGGTTCCGCGCCAGCACGGGCAGCCGCCGGGACGCCGAGCAGCTCGGCAACCGCGTGTTCGACGACCTCGACGACCGCGTCAACGAACGCTCCAACAGTCAGTGGGGGCCGATCCGGGTCCTGCACTGCCACCGGCACCTACGCGCCCCCGCTGAACCGGACGCCAACGGCCGCTGGTCCCGCCCTGACTCCTACACCATCATGACCAACCCGTCCTAGGAGGACGACACCATGAGCGCACCCACGCAAGCACTCGCATCGACCCTCGCCCGCGACTGGATCCTCGAAGTCCTCATCGACTCCGACTGGACCCGCGTCCGCGGCCTGTCCTCGGTATCGCCGATCTTCGAGGGCTCCGAGCAGGACGACTCCGACATCGACTCCGGCGGCTTCGCCTCGCAGATCGTCACCGGCCTCGCGTTTCGGATCGAGGGCTCCGGCAAGCGGAAGGGCGACAACACCACCGGATTCGTCGACGACCCGGGCCAGAACTTCCTGCGCAAGAAGGGCCGCAAGACCGGCGCCGACAACATCGTCACCGCCCGCATCTACCGCCGTGACGCCCTCCCGGATGCTCACCAGGCTGAGACCACGGTGAAGTGGACGGACTCGGCGGCCGGTGACACGAACGCGCTGCAGGAGTTCTCGTTCACGCTGTCGGGCCGCGGTGAGCCGCAGGAGATCGTCAAGCCGCTGGTTCCGTCGGGCGCGCAGGTGTTCAACGTGAGCTTCGGCGGCGCGACCGCCGGCAATGCCACGCTGACCTGGAACGGCAAGACGACCGCGAACATCGCGTTCAATGCCGCGAACTCGGCCGTCAAGTCCGCCCTCGTTGCCCTCGACGACGGCTACGGCGCATCCGACTTCACTGTCACCGGCTCCGCGGGCGAATACGTGGTCACCGTCCCGGGCGGCGCCCTGACCGGCGACGGCACCGGCCTGACCGGCGGCACCCTGACGATCACTCCCGCCTAACCCACCCACTTCCCACTGAGGCCGTCACTCACGTAGTGGCGGCCTCAGTGGTTCCCGCTGCAAGGAGACTCTGTGTCATACAACGATCTTCGGGAGTTCTTCGATCCCGACCTGCACCTGCCGATCAACGGCAAGACCTACACGATCCACACCCCGAACGCCGCGGATGGCCTGAAGCTCCGGGCGATCTTCGCCGACGATGAGCAGACGCTCACTAACACCGATGAGCTCGCCGAGATCGCGAAGCTGTTCGGCGCCACCATCGACGACGACGGCAACCCGACCGGCGGTGTGTGGCAGCAGATGAACGACGACGGCATCTCCTGGGGAGAGATCATCCACGCCGGCCGCACCGCCCTCATGCACTACGGCATCAGCGCAGACTTCGGCGCCATCTACTGGCGAACCGGCATGGACGGTGTCCTGGGAAACCCGCTGCCCCCGAACCCGAACGGGGAGACGGGGGAGAACCCGAGCCAGTCTGCATCTGCGCCGGAGAGTGCGGAGGAGCCCTCACCTGCCGACCCGGCACCTACGGCCCCGACGACCCCGGCGGCGGCCCGTACCTCGAAGCGCACGGCATCCGCGACTGGATCCACACCGAACCGAAGCAAGCGGCCCCGCAAGGCGTCGTAGTCGACCTCTCCTGGCGGGCGATCCTGCAGGCCTGGACCGCGGTCGAACTCGACCTCCAAGACCTCGGCATCGACGTCGAGTCGGGGCTGCTCGAGCAGCGGTCGTGGCGGTGGCTGGCAGTGCGCATCACCGGCTTGATCGCCGACCCGGAATCCCGGCTGAGGCTGCGACTCACCGAACCCGCATAGGAGGCCATCGTGGCGTTGAACGTCGGCACCCTGAAGGCTGTTCTCACCCTCGACGACAGTGACTTCAACACCCGAATCCAGCGGGCGCCGCAGTCGTTGACGAGTCTGGATCAGGCTGTCACACAGACGAGCGCACGCGTGTCCGGCAAGCTCAGCCAGGCGGGCGAGCAGGGTGGCCGCCAGTTCGGGTCGAAGCTGTCCTCGGCGGCGACCTCATCGGCGTCGGCTGCGGGCGACAAGGCGGGCCAGGGGTTCGGGCAGCGGTTCTCGTCTTCGCTGTCGTCGGCGGTGTCGAACGCGTCGCAGGAACTGCAGTCGAAGCTCGGGGTGTCTCTGCCGACGTCGGCGGCCGCGATCGGTGTGACCGCGGGTGCGGCGCTCGGCGCTGCGATGTTCAAGGGCTGGAACCGTCTCACCTCGATCGAGAATGCTCAGGCGAAGCTGTCCGGCCTCGGCAACTCCGCCCAGGATGTCGCCGCGATCATGCAGAACGCGATGGCAGCTGTGAAGGGCACCGCGTTCGGTATGGACGAGGCCGCCTCCACCGCGGCCGGCGCTGTGGCTGCGGGCATCAAGCCCGGTCAGGATCTGCAGAGGACCCTCACCCTGGTTGGTGACTCGGCGACTATCGCCGGGATGGGTATGTCCGAGATGGGCGCCATCTGGAACAAGGTCGCCGCCTCGAACAAGATCCAGGGCGACGTCATCGCCCAGCTCAATGACGCGGGCATCCCGATCGTGCAGCTGCTCGGCAAGGAGCTCGGCAAGACTGCCGAGGAGACGATCAACCTCGCCTCGAAGGGTGAGATCGGTTTCGAGACCTTCCGTGCCGCAATGGAAAAGGGCCTCGGCGGTGCTGCACAGAAGTCGGGCGAGACCGTCTCGGGCGCGTTCAAGAACATGGGCGCCGCGGTGTCCCGGTTCGGTGCCCTGCTCGCGCAGCCGGTGTTCGACCGCGCTGGTGGCGTCATGGGCGGCATCACGGAAGGCATCGACGGTGCGGGCAAGGCGGTCAAGGCCGCGCAGGGTGCATTCGATTCGATCCCGGCGCCGGCGCAGTCTGCGGTCGCCGTGTTCGCTGCCCTGAAGTTGGCGTCGATGGCGCTCGGCACGGAGATGGGTCAGAAGCTCACCTCGCCGGTGCGGAACGCGGCGTCGGCGATCGCATCGTCGACTGGGAACATCTCCGGCAATGTCGGGGCGTGGCGCAACCTGTCGGGCGAGCTGAAGCAGACCGCTCCCGCCTTGAACGCTGTGCAGCGCAACGCGATGGCCCTGTCCACTGGCACGGGCGCGATCGGCAAGATGGGCACCGCGTTCATGGATGCGGCAGCGCAGGCCAAGCGGATGCCGAACGTCATGGGAGCGGCGGCGGCGTCGTGGCAAGGTGCGAAGTCGGCAGCGTCCGGCCTATCGAACGTTCTCGGCGGGCCGCTCGGCATCGGCATCATGGCCGCCACCGCGTTGTGGGTGAAGCACTCGAACGAGGTCGCGAAGGCGAAGGCGCAGACCGAGCAGATCGGCACCGCCGTCTCCGACACCGCGACGGTGCTGTCGTCGACAGGCGGCAAGTACAGCGAGGCCGGCCAGCAGGCCGCCGCAGCGGCCTTGGAAACGATCAAGCTCAAGGACGGCACCACCAGCCTTGGAGAGGCGCTGTCGAGGGCGAACGTCCCGCTCGACCAGGCCGCCAAGGGCCTCGCCGGGATGGGCGATGCGGCCGAGAAGACACGCGAGCAGCTCAAGGATGCTCACGAGCAGGCCGCTGACCAGATGGGCCTGTGGGATCGAATCAAGCAGGACTTCTTCGATCTTGACATCCGCACACCCTTCTCGGGGCCGAAGCGCAACGACGAGTATGACACCGAGTACAGCGACGCCCTCGCTGCCTACGAAAAGGCACAGAAGGCGATCAAGTCGAAGCAGGACGCGATCAAGCGTGAAGCGGAAGCTGGTGGCTTCAAGCTTGAGGTCGCCGTCGACGGCACTGTCGCCCTAGATGGGATGACAGAGTCGCTCAAGGAATTCGAGTCGAACGCTAAGGGCGCCGCCGCTGGTGTCGACATCCTGACCGGCGCGCTGAACAAGCTGTCGGACGACCAGTTCACCGTCCATGATGCGCAGGCGAAGCTCAACGAGTCATTCCGTGAACTCAAGGAACTCTCAGGCACGCTCGGCAATGTCGGCCTCGACGGCTCCGGACTGATCGACACGAAGACCAAGGAGGGTGCTACCGCCGATAAGGCGGCACGGCAGGCGGCGGAAGGCTACAAGGAGCTTGCTGCGTCACTCTATGAGTCGGGTCTCCGCGGCCAGGGCCTCACCGATGCGCTGCGTCCGCAGTATGACCAGTTCATCGAGCTGGCGACCGGGATGCTCAAGTCCCGCGAGCAGGCCGAGATCCTTGCGGCGACCCTCGACATGTACCCCGACGACATCCAGATCAACCTGGACGTCAAGAACGCCGCGAACACCAAAACGCTGTTGGATTCGATCGGCGACCAGTTCAAGGGCTTCGACGGCACGACCTCGACGATCACCGTCAAGTCGCTCACCGACGAGGCTAAGACCGCACTCGAGGGCGTCGGCTTCACTGTCGAGCAGATTCCTGGGACGAAAGAGTTCACGATCGTCCCGAACACCAAGGCGGCGTTCGACGCCCTGGATGGGCTGCGCGGCAAGTATGACGGCATCCCCGCCGTCAAGCCGATCACCATCGAGACGCCGGGCTACGAGGGTGTCATGGCCGGGCTCGAGCAGCTCGGCATCAAGGTCCACTCGGACAATGAGAAGCACATCGTCATCAGCGACAACAGTCCTGAGACGATTGCACGCCTATCCGATCTGGGCATCAAGACGACGACCCTCCCGAACGGCAAGGTCGTCATCACCGACAACAGCGTGGATGTCGCCGGGAACATCGACCGCAACCTCAACGGCAAGAAGACCACCGGCTCGCACACGATCTACGTCAACGAGATCGCAACCAGCCAGAGACAGCAGGCATGGTGGGATTCAGGCCAGCAAGGTCCAGTGGCTCCAGTCCTCCAGGCCGACGGCTCCATCCGGCAGCGCGCCGACGGGATGCTCGACACCGCGCACATCGCGAACGGTAGCGGGCAAGGCATCATCACCCGCTCACCCCTCGGCCCCGTGCAGTACGGCGAAGGTGAAACCGTCTGGGAGGCATACATCCCGGGCGCGCAATCGAAGCGCACGCGGTCTCTGGCGATCCTCAAGGAGACGGCACGCCGCTTCGGCTATGGCCTCATCAACAAGCGGGATGTCATGGCCGACGGCGGAATGCGCGTCGACCGATCGGCAGCCGAGGCGTACGCCAAAGCCCACAACGGCGAAGGCTACGTCTACGGCGCGCTCGACTGCTCCGGCTACCTGTCGGGCATCTACAGCAAGCTGACCGGCAAGAACGTCCGCTTCACCACCGCATCGGACTTCGCGGCGCTGGGATTCGTGCCCGGCTACGACCCGAACGGGTTCTCCGTCGGCACCAACGGCGGCGTCGGGGAGAACGGCCACATGGCCGGCACCCTCTACGGCACCAACGTCGAATCGGCCAGTGGTGCCGGAATCCAATACGGCGGCGGCGCTCAGGGTGCAACCGACTTCCCGGAGGTCTGGCATCTCCCAGAAGCGAGCACCGGCGGAGGCAATCCCGCCACCGCGTCCGGTGGTGGGCAGCAGACTGACGGTCAGCGCGTGTTCGTCACCAACTGGCCTACCAGCGCCGGGTTCGGTGGCGGATCCGGCTCGTCGGGTGGTTCCACACCTTCGGGTGCGGGATCTGCATCGGCTCCGGTCAGTTCGCCGGCGTCGAACCCGATCGCCGATGCAGTCGACGGCGTCCAGGCCCTGCTCGAGCGCGGCGACTACACGGGCGGCCTCAGCCGGGTCGGTGTTGAAGAGGATGACCCTCGCGTCATCGCCGCTCTCGGGCTGCGATCCCTGCTCGCCGACGGAGAGTTCACCCAGAACCTTCGCGACGCGTTCGGGGTGGAGGAGGACGACCCGCGCATCGTGCGATGGCTCGGGCTCCGCGCCGCGGCCAACGGCCAGTTCGACCAGAACGTCCGAGAGACCTTCGGTCTCGAGGAAGATGACCCGAGAGTCGCTGCAGCATTCGGCGTTCGATCACTCCTGGCCGACGGGCAGTTCACCAGCAACCTACGCGACGCCTTCGGTGTCGAAGAGGACGACCTGAGGGTGGCCGCAACCCTGGGCGTGCGATCGCTCCTCAAGGACGGCGACTTCACCGCCAACCTCCGGGACGCATTCCAGGTCGAGGAAGACGATCCCCGGGTCGTCGGACTGCTGGATCTCCGCAAGGCCATCGTCGACCGGTTCCCACACCTGCAGCCGATGGCGATCGAACCCGCAGCACCGGACGCTCCCGCGCCGACCGATCAAGCCGCCCGCGAGAACCCGTCCGAGGTCAAGCCCTACGAGGTGAAGACCCCGCAGGAACGGATGGCGGAGTTGACGGAACAGGCCGGCCAAGAGTGGCTCGACTCGTTCGGGCTCAAGCCCGGCGGCGCGATCGGCGCCCTCATCGACGCCGGCAAGGAGCCGGAGAACGTGCGGGCGCTCGAGCAGATGGTCGAAGTCCTCCGCGTCATCGCCGAGGACCCGCCCGTGCAGGTCGTCATCAACGCCAAGGACGGCGACGACGCCGTCCGCAAATGGCAGGAGTACATCGGCGGCAAGAGCCTGTCCTGGATCAAGTAGGAGGCACACGTGGGCGCAGCCCCCACCGTCGAGCTGGAGGGCGTGAACGGTCAGATGTTCACGCTCTCCGGCCCCGGCGCCGGCGCAGAAGGCGTCACTCTCAAGACCGATATCCAAGGGCTTTACGACTCGCCCGTGAAGCCGATCTACAACTCGCACGCCTTCGAGAAGGGCTCAACGTACGGCGGCAAGCGATACCTCCAGCGCGACATCCAGTTCGGTGTCGGCGTTCTTGGCGCGGCCGGGTCCTGGGAGGAGTTGGACTCGGCGTGGCGGTTGGCGTTCGACTATGGCCGCACCGCCCGCCTGTGGGTGGAGACGGAGAGCTCACGCCGCTACATCGACATCGCGCTCGCACGCGAGCCCGAAGTCAAGGACCCGTTCAAGGGTCATGCCCTCGGGTATACGCGGATCGTCATGCATTGCGTCGCGGCGGACCCGTACTGGTACGACAAGGTGGACACCTTCCCGTGGGCGTCGACGATCGACACCACGGGTGGGTCGACGGCGAACGGCACCATCGTCGTCCCGTTCGCGAATCCGACGCCGGATCCGATCTGGGCGCAGTGGATGGTGCAGGCGGCCACGGACGCCCGCTGGACCATCCCGGACTACAGCTTCGGCGACGACCGCTACCGCCGCGCCACAGCCGATGCGAACCGGCGCATCGTCATGCCGAAGCTGCTCGCCGCCGAGCATCTCTACATCAACACCGACGAGGCCGCGAAGCACGAGCAGGTCCGATCGAATATCGACACCCAGATCTACCTGCGCATGAACGGGACCCAGTTCCTCTACCCGATCAAGGCGGGGCAGAAGCGGACCGAGTTCAACGTCTCCGTCACTGGTGCACCCGCGGGTGTCGGCATACAACTACGGCTCATCCGTCCATACTCACGACCATGGGGGTTGCGGCTGTGACCACTGTGCAGACCATCGACTTCGATGCCGTCTTCGAGCAGATCACCGCGAAGATCAAGGCAGAGGCCGAGGAGCGCCTCATCCCGCCGCTGGTCCGCATCTGGGACGGCGACTGGAACCTCCGCGGCATCTGCAAGCAGGAGATCGGCGCCGAGTTCTCGTTCATCGACAACGAGACCGGCGTCGGCATGCTGGAGATGCCCGCCGACTACTTCCTCTCGGAATGGCTGGCGGCCGCCGACGAGCGCCCCACCTCGAATGTGCACGTCACGATGGACAAGGACGGCGCCCGCTGGGGTGGCCGCATGTCCGAACTGCAGGTCATCGACGATGAGCGTGGCCGGCGCGTGCGTGTGCTGTTTGAACACGACTACGAGGAACTCAAGCACATCCTCGCGTGGCCGAACCCGTTCATGCCGATCGGGTTCCAGTTCCCGAAGGTGTGGATGCAGTTCGGCCGGGCGCGCACCGCGCTCAAGACCACGCTGTACGTGAACCTGCATCGGCTCGAGAAGTCACCGTCGTGGGTGGCTGGCAACCCGCTGACCGTCTCGGCGATGAACGCGGTCGGCGACTTGAACACGTGGTCGCAGGTCGTCAAGCCGGACCTGACGCCGGACACCTCGGTGGGCGCGATTGTCAGATCGCGAATGAAGACGATCCACGAGGCGTCGCGTAAGCAGGTTGCCGACGGGCAGTTGTCATGGGAGCCGCGGCGATACCTGCAGGGCGATCCACCGCCCTGGCCGGGCGCGAACCTCCGGCACGGCACCCTCGTGTGGGACCTGATCGACAAGTCCGGCTGGAACACTGGGACATCGTTCGGGGGCAGCATCTTCTCCGGGCTGATCCCCCAGTTCACCAGCATTGGCGCCGACGGGCTCGAAGAGTCCCTCGAAACGGTCGCCGACCCGAACGTGCCGGCCGCCTACTCGCAGCCGGGCGTGAAGGGCTCCGATCCGTCAATGCCCGCGGTGGTCTACCGCGAAGGCGAGTTTACTGGCATTCAGTCGTCGAGATACTCGCTCAAGCCCGCACGGGATCGGCAGATCGTCGCAGGTGGGAACTCGATGCCCATGGTCAACGAGACCATCGGCGCCGCGATCGAGATGGCCGGCGACCTGACCGCGATGATCCCCGGCGTCCCACCCTTGGGTGGTGTCGCGAACGAGATCCTGCGGCCGCTATACACGGACGTCGTCCTCGCATTCGGCAAGTGGGACAACATCACCCGCGCCCAACGCATGGGCTGGTCGCACTACCATGAGCGGTTCCAGGAAGGCGCCGACCGGGCATACACCATCGCCTGGCTACTGGCGATGCGCACCGGCCGATGGGAAACCCGCGAGCAGCACTCAGTCACCCTCGAAGTCGCCGACGGCGCTCCGTGGAAGATCGGCCAGAACGGATTCGGCCACTACTTCCTTGGGGACCGCATCGGCTTCTCCCTGAAGGCGCCACTCGCCCCCGGCCGCATCATCGTCGAACGCGTCTCTGAGCTCACCCTCTCGTGGGATCGGGACACTACCCCGACGTGGCGGATTCAGGTCGGCCAGCGCAAGCACGAGGACCCCGTACTGAAGGCGTTCGAGCAGATGCAGGAGTTCATGGGGCTCCTGCAGGACTTGGGAGTGATCTAGTGCAATCGCGTATCCCCTTGCAGGCTATGTGCGACCAGTCGGACCCGAAGACGGCGTTCAAGTGGGCGCTCGTTGGGCTCCCCTGGGCGGGGCCGCAGAAGTTCACCCCGCCATCCGATCTGGCGGACGACTGGTCTGAGCATCTCTGGAAGCTCGGGTTCCGGCATCACCCGGAGTTGCAGGAGTTGAAGCTGATCCCGCCGCCACGCGGGCAGCAGCACCCACAGAACGCGACGATGCAGTGGGTGGGGATCGACGAGCCGGAGCCGCCGCCGGTGGTGATCCCGGATGTCAGCTCGAAGGAGTACACCCGCAACGAGCAGGCGGCTATCGCGGAGCAGCTCTACCGCGACGGCGTGATCCCGACGCCAGAGCTGGAGCGAGACATGGCGTCCGTGGAGCGCACCTTCAACCCCGCGGACTACACGCCGTCGGAAGTGCGCGGCTACCTAATCGGCGCCGACGACCGCGAACGTGCCCGCGTCCTCGCGCTTGAGATGACCGGCAAGGCGCGCCCACAAATCCTCAAAGATCCGCGGTGGCGTGGTCTCTAGTTTGTCGACGCACGCCGTGCGAGCCTCGCGAGGTAGAAGTCGCGGGCACGTGTTTTCGCGCAGGACCGGCAGTTTCTGCGTCCTCGGTGCAAGTAGGTGTTGTCGTCCGCGTACTCATGACCCTTCGGGCAGTGGGTCTTGTTCACTTCGTGGTTGACCCCATGCTTACGCCGATCGTGCATGTTGGAGGATGCAGTGTCGTAGCGGAGGTTCGACAGCCGATTGTCGGCCGGATCGCCGTTGTTGTGGCACACCTCCATACCTGCGGGGCATGGCTCGACAAAAGCTGCCATCACAAGCCGGTGGACGTAGAGGCTTGTCGCCCGATTGTTTCGGTAGAGGGTGAGGAAGAGGTGTCCACGTTCACTGCGAACCGTGGGCTTGAGGACCTTGCCCTTCGCGGTGTAGGAGCCGTGTTTCGCGTGGGGCACCACGCGGTCGAGACTCCGGACGTTTCCCATGTCGGAAGCTTCGTACATGCCCTCCCAGCCGGGTATGGGCTTCCATGTTTCAACAGTAGAATCAGGCACGTAGCCACTCCTCATTAGTGGTTGCCACAACCCCGGGCGGTGCCAGCCGTCGCGGGGTCTTTACGTGCCTCCATCTTACTCGCCGTGTGCGACAGGAGGTTTCAACCAATGACCTATTTCGACGTCGACTGGTCGCCGCGATTCAACTTCGGCGGACCCAGGCCGCTGTCCGGCCTCAAGGGCGTGTGCGTGCACACCTCCGAGGGCAACCCGAACATCACCGCCGAGAACCTGGCGAACTACCAGCTCACCTCGCAGACCGGCTCGTACCACGTGATCGTGGACCTGACCGGTAAGCGGCTGCGGGAGAACACCGACGACTGGGTCACCTGGTCGTCCGGTAACCAGGGCAACAACATCCTGCTGCACATCTGCTTCACGGCACGCGCCGACTGGTCCCGGCAGCAGTGGCTGGACCAGTACAAGATGCTGTACGCCGGCGCCACGGTGGTCGCCCACTGGTGCAAGACCTATAAGTTCCCGGCACGCAAGGTCGACACCCGCAGCCTGCCGGGCATCCTCGGCCACGACGACACCCGGGCGTGGGGTGGCACCGACCACACCGACCCCGGAAAGAACTTCCCGTACGACGTGTTCGCCCAGATGGTGAACGACATTCTCGACCCCGACGCACCTCAGACCCCTGGAGGACCTGTGGCACTGCCTGTGGACCGCGACATCCGAGCCCAGCTGACTGGCTCCCCGAACGACAACGAGTACCCCGGATTCCCACAGCTCGGCGGACGCACCGTCACCGACGCCCTCGCGGCCATCGGTGCCGCACTCAAGATCCCCGGCTTCCGCGACCCGAAGGCAGGCAAGTGATGAACCCCAACCCGATCCTCGATGTCCTGCGCGCCAAGATGGCGGAGCAGCCCCTCGTGAAGAAGTACGCCAACACAGTCACGACCGCGGTCGGCCTCGTCATCGCCCTACTGTGGGCAGTTATCTCCGCCGGTGTGGACGTACCCGAAGGCGTCACCTCCGGCGTCCTCGTGCTGATCTCGCTCCTGACGGTCGTCGGCGTGAAGTTCACCCCGAACGGCGTGACCGACAAGCAGATCGACGAGCTCGAGCAGTATGTCGGCCGGCATCGCGCCGATACCTGACCGCCCAGCCCTGAAAGGGGGCGGTCCGTGTACCGCAGAATCGCAGCCGCGGCGATCGGCATCTCGTCGATCGTGCGCGGCTCCTCTTATCTCAGCCCACAACTTCCCGATAGCTCAGTGGCGCAACTCGCGTTCGTCGATGAAACGATCCCGCTGACCTGGTACGCGGTCGGGTGGATAGCGACCGGGTCGATCGCACTGTTCGCCGCGGCCTGGCCGCACCCCCGAATCCTGGGCGCCGCGTTCGGTGCCGGTATCGGATTCAACATGCTGTGGGCACTCAGCTTCATGGCGTCGCAAGTATTCCTCGGCGTCCCACGGGCGTACGTGTCAGCTACCAGCTACCTCGTGATCGCGACCCTCATCTTCTGCGTGGCCGCACTCTCCGAACGGTTGAAGCTGCCGCCGGCGCCGAGGCTGGGGGGTGATCGATGTCGGGGTACCAAACAGCCCTGATCGGCGTTGCCGCCCCCATCGCGGCAGCGCTATTCACATACCTAGGGACGCGGATGGCGACGCGAGCCGCCCGCCAATCCGCAAAGGAATCGAACAACACCGAGGCGTGGGCCGAAATCCTCAAGGCGAACAACGAGCAGAACGCTCGCTTGAACGCCGAGATCCACGCGGTCCGCAACGACCAGAACGAACTCCGAGTGCGAGTCGAAGACCTCGAACGCAAGCTCGAACACGAGCAGCGCGTGCGCCGCGGCGCCTTCGACTACATCCGCATCCTGCTGCGCTGGATCGAAACTCGCCTTCCCGGCGTGACGCCACCGGCCGCCCCTGAGCTTCTGAGAGAGGAGCTGTGACGTGACTTATCCAGTCGGCCCAGCCCCCGACGGCGCGTATGTCGTCGGCTCCGACTACGGGCAGAGCTACGACGAAGCGAACGCGATGGCCCTCATGACCGGCGGCGTAAAGGGCGCCTTCAGCGGCGCGCAGGATCAGTTCAAGGACCAGTTCGAGGTATTCACCGATGGGCAGTTGGCACTGAACCAACGGACCGACTTACTGTCCCCACTGCTCGACTTCGGGTCCGCCTACATGAACACCAACCAGGGGTTTAACCAGACCGGCCAGTGCTCGTTCTCGAACCAGATCGGCCCCATGCAGGGATGCCGCCTATCTGGCGGGCGGATCATCCTCGACGACAAGGGTCTCTGGGATATCCGCTGCCAACTCTGGTTCGACTTCATCAACATCCTCACCGGCACCATCGAGTGGCAGATTCGCGTACTCACCCCCTCGGGGAATGTGTTCTCGCAGACCCGCGCCAAGCTAAATGACAGCGAGGCGGTCTCCTCGACGAACATCTGCTCGGTGGTGGTGCCGGCACCCGGCTACCAAGTACAGGCATGGGTGTCGTACATCGCGGCATTCCGGGGAATCCTCGGCGGCCCCGATCGCAACCGGCTGACAGTCCAGCACATCTCCCGTGACACCTCCACGGGCAACACGGGGCAGGGGTAACGATGACCATCCTTACTGGAACCGTCCGCGATATCGGCGCCTACGACGACCTGACCGTCTTCAAGTTCGCCACCCCCGTCGTCCGGGAGGATGACAGCGGCGACGGCATCATCACGACGCGCAAGGTGCGATGTCAGGCGAACGCCGGCGTGCTCACCACCCCCGACCTCGAGCCGGGTATCGCCATCCTCACCATCCAAGGCGACCCGCATCCGTACCAGATCACCGTCCCAGACTCTCCGACGCCGGTGCAGCTGTGGCCGCTCATTCAGGCCGCCACGCCGCCCGATCCCGGGTCGTGGACCACGGGCTACATCTCCAACGCCGGCGGTATCGCACGCGCCCAGGCGGTCCCACTCACCGCGTACCCCGGAATGGTGAAGGATCCCGAAACCTTCTACGTCATCTTCGAGTAACCACCAGGAGTCCCACATGGCCCACATCGGAAAGTTCTACGGCAGCTTCCTTCTCAGCGCCATGAACAAGGAAGTCGACCTCGACAGCGACACCCTCAAGGTGATGCTGTGCACCTCGGCATACACTCCGAACCAGGACACGCACCGCTACAAGTCGTCGATCACAGGCGAGGTGTCCGGCTCCGGATACACCGCGGGTGGCGTCACCCTCACGGGCGTCACCGTCACCTACGACGCGGCGACCAACACCCTCAAGCTTGACGCCGACGACGCCTCGTGGCCGGCAGCGACAATCACCGCACGCCATGCGGTCATCTACGACAGCACCCCCGGATCGGATGCAACCCGACCGCTGATCGGGTACACCACGTTCGACCAGGACATCTCGTCCACGGCCGCAGCGTTCCAGCTGATCTGGGACCCCGCCGGCATCTGCACGATGACCGTTTCCTAACTTCGGGAGGTAGCCGTGCCGATTGTCCGGAACGGCAGGGTCGCGGCGGCTCTCCGCTACATCGACGCCGATGGTGTCGAACATCAGGTGGTGCAGGTCCGCCTAGGCGACCGCATAGTGTTCGACGGCACGACACCAGCCCTGGCGTCGGTGCGGAGATTCACCGGCTCTGGGCAGGTTCTTGCCCCGTCGGTGCAGGCTGGGCAGAGTGTCGCCCTGCAGCGCTCGACGGCAGTGTCGGAGTTCCGTGCAATGACCGTCTCGGCCGGGGCTCGCATCGCTATGCCGACACTGACGGGGACAGGAACCGCTTTCGCGCCGGATGTGACGGGAGCGGCCGCACTGGAAGTTCTCGCCGCGCCAGCGACGGGACGCTTCCTGCCCGCCTCTGGCGGCGAGATCGCAGCAGGGGTCGTCTACCTGTCGGCCATGACGGCGACCGGGGCGGTACCCCCGCCGATCGCAGCAGTACCGGCCGACGTCGAGGTCGAGATCATGACCGCGGTGGGCGAGGTGCGCCTGGTGTCGGTGTGCGGCCAGGCGCTCGCCGATGCCATCGCGGCCACCATGTCGGGGCAAGCGTTCGCGCCGTCGGTGAGAAATGGGCAACGGCAGGACGTGCCGCGCAGTACCGCCACCAGCAAGGCGACAGCGCCGAGCGTTTCCGCCGGAGCGCGTGTTGGGATGCCAGTCGCGACTGCCGCTGGACAGATGCGGGCGGCGGATACCGGCAAGCCGTTCCCTATGGGCATGGACAAGAGTGGGAACCAATCGATCACGAGCTTCGCGGTCACCGACCTGACCGGGTTCGTGGCCCGCTCCGGATTCCCGGACACCAACCTCGTCGGCGACAAACTCGTCTCCGGTGCGTCGATGACAGTCACATTCACGGCACGCTTGGGCGCCTCCGGAAATATCGGACAGACCGTCCGCGTGGTCCGGAACGGCACTGAAGTGGTGGCGACCGGTTCGGTCAACACCATCTTCACCGGAACGGTGATCTTCACGTCGGCGACCGACACCCTCCACCTTCAGGTCGTGAACGCGGGCGGCACCGGCGTCTTGGGCGGTTCCTTGAACACCTACCTCTACTGGACCGTCGGCTAGGAGGCTCGATGGAAACGGCTACCCTCCCCGGCCTGCCGGGGCACACCATCACCCTCGAGGTCGACGGCCCATGGTTGTCCTGCGAGGTCCGCGACAGTAGTGGTGAGGTCCGATACTCGGCCGGCTGGGACACCACCCCCACCGCATGA